GGTGTAGGTGTAGGTGTAGGTGAAGGACTAGCAGGACTAGCAGGACTAGCAGGACTAGGTGTGCCAAAGCATTCTAAAGTAGCTATATATCCGTCATATGGTCCTTCTTGTCCGGGGGGTACGCAGGAACAACCCTCTGCACATGTGTCGCTAAGAAAAATCCAACTTTCACTTTCCCCATTCCATTGATAAGTGCAATTACCTGAGCAAGATCCAAAGCTTAAAAAATCTTCTCCATATTCTGTTTTAACTTGAGTCGAAGAATCAATATCAAATTTTGGAATTTCCTTTACAGGTGTGAAATTAGGCGTAATTTCTGAACCTGAGTCATTATCTTCAGAATAAATTGTCTTATTTTTAAAGATATCTGTCATTATAAAACCTTAACTGGATTTGAAACTATGATTTTATTTACTTGGTTACCACGCAATGTTATCAACAAAGTAGGAGTATATGTCCCCGGTCTTTGATATGTATGAGTGGTATAATGTATATTTGGATTAGTTTGACTCTGGTTACCACCATCTTCAAACACCCAAAATCTTTCGATAATATCTCCACCAGACTGATCCACCAAATTGAAAACAGTAGGTTCGATATTAAGCTTATTTGCCGTTAAAACAGAATAACCTACACTTGGCGTTGCATATAAAAACAAACTTGGGATATTGTTAGAAACAGTGATATAACTTTTCTTTAAAACAACGCCTTGCGCTCCCAAATTTGTGACTACTCTTAATTTAATATCAAAAGTACCTTCGCTTATAAAAGTATGTGTGGGGTTTTTCTCAAGACTCGTTCCACCATCACCAAAATCCCAGAAAAATTTATTGGCAATAATATTACTGAAATTTTGGAATTTAACTGTTAAAGGTGCCGATCCATTTAAAGGATAACCCCTAAAAAGAGGCTTAGGTGATAAAAACTTAATTTCTTGTTGCTTCAGAATATTATTAAGCGAACCGCTTGCTGGACTTTCTACCGTTCCTAATGTGTTTTCTATTTTTATAACAGCATCTTTAATGCTATTGTGATGATCCGCAAACACACCTCCTATTATTTGAGCACCAACTGCCCAGTTTGTTTGCCTAGATCCTGCAAAACCACGAACTAAATTGCTAAATGTTTGATTTGTTTTTCTTTCGTAATAAACATATTCAGGAAAAGTTGCATACTTATCTTCCAGATTTATTCTCAAAACTCCTTTATCAGGGAAAGCAGTAGCATCTTCCGCTATGATTAAATCAGATCCGTAATTTAAAGCTTGAGTTAATACTGTTTCGCTGTTATTCTTTGCAAAATAAAGGGTTTCGTAGCTATCAATAGCTTCTGGGAATATGGATAAATCTCCAGCGATATACCCTAAATCATAACTACTGAGTTTGCTGACCATTTACCAGAAGACCTTTCCTTTTATTCACTAGATCTAGAAAATTGCTTTTTAATTTGCTAGAATTATCCAGTTGTAATATTGATCGGACCAATTCTTTATTTACAGGGTTTCCAAGTAAAAAATCCAAATTTAATTCATTGGAAAATTTATTTTCAAAATATTCAAATTGTGCTGCATCATCAGTCCATTTTTTTATCTCATGTTTTGCTTCTATTTTGCTAAAAATATCCAATAATTTTTCACATTCGTCTTTATAATTTTTTTTATTTTCCAACAATTTATTGTGATTTATTTCTAAGTTTTTTAAACTTCTTTCTAACTTCCTCACCAAGAATGGTGTTTTTCTTGTGTTCTTTTCCTTTTCCTCTTCAATTTCTATTCTTTTTATCTCTATATCATCAAGAACATTTTCTATTTCCATTTCCAAATTACCAAGACTTTCATATCTTGTTTTAAGCTCACGAACGCATTGCCACGCTTGTGCGCTAGGACTTAGTTCTTTTCCAACAATGAATTTTTCTATTTGAAAATCACTATGCCTGTTAACAACAAGATCTTTGTCAAGTATTTCTTTTATTTTATTTAACATATATTAGAATAGTAATGTTAATCAAGAGGCAAATCAAAGTCTATTCTAATTATGTCGTTTGCAGTTATTGCGTTATCTAAAACAAATCCTGTTCTACTGTCGTTTTCTGTATATCCATTCAGTTTATAAGAGCTTGTTGCCAAAGGAGTAGGAACATAAATCAAAGAACCATCACTATAAATTCTAACACCATTGATATAAACTCTTAAAGATCCAATTTCATAAGGAACATTTAGACCTGTAATATAGTTTAAATAGTTTGGAGTTAAGTTTGCAGATTGTGGTTCTACACCATAGAAATGCCTGTGAGCATTTTGTAAACCAACAGCAACTTCTGCGGTAATAATATTCGGTTCGATAACATTAAAGCTAATTGTAGTAGAATTTTTAAAAACTACAGGTCCGCTATTAAAGAAAGCTACTTGACTTATTTGATCAACTTGAATCGTGACATTTGTCGCTTCATCAGAAATAAGAGCTAATTTTTCACGCTCAGATAACAACATTCTAACATAATCTAAGCCATCATAAGATCCGTCAGTGTGAGAACCTATATTATGTAAAGCTTCATTAATTTTTGTGGTTTTTAAATTACCATTTGGTTCTAAAGATTGATCTAATCTTGCAGCCAATGTGCCAGCTGTTCCAATTGCTGATTCTAAAATAGATGTATTAGTATCAACAGCACTATTAATGATCTCGTCTCTTTGAACAAGAGCATTGATTGGAAGATTATCAACTTGATAAAAATATGGCTGTAATGGTTGATAACTTGGAACAGCAATTATACTAATATCTGGCATGGTAAAATATTTAGTCTAAATCACAGTAAATTTACTCGCCAGTTCCAAATAATTTGAATATCAGATGTTTTTGACAAAGGCGCAAAGGTTGCCATTGAATACAAAATGTCATTATTTAACACTAAAGCCATTTCTGACAAATCATATCCATTAGCATCATCAAACCCAAGAACAGATGTAAAAGTTACTTGTGTAGTGTTAGTTGCATCAATACTGGCAACAACAGGCTTACTTGCCCTAGTCAATCCAAACAAACCAGTTCTATCTGCATCAACATATCTTGGAGTTCCACCATCAACTCCACCATCGCCAAAAATCATTCTTGAAATATATTGCTGATAGCTAGCACCAATTTTATTTGCTAAAACCTTTACTAATTCCGCTCTTCCACCCACAAGAACAGCGTTTTTGAAATCAATGACACTTTCTTCGCCATTTTTATTGGTAATTTTAACAGTCACATGACCATAGCATTTTGATGTATCGTTCATATTTTTCCTTCAACCTGTTTATTATCTTTAGTTATAATAGTGTAACCAATACTTTCTTCTTGTATTGATACTGACTTTGGTCCATTGGTCAAAGCAGCCATTGCCATTGGAGAAGCATTACTTGTTTCATAAGTAATCAAATCATTGTTCGACCTATCAATAAACGGGAAATCATTGCCTAAAATAGTCACAGAATTCTCCACATATTGAATTAACTCATAACCAACAGAAGTGCCACCACTTAAAATCGTACCCCAGTCTTCAAATCTTCCAGAAATATACAAATAATCCGTTCCACTAATATTTACTTCAGAAACTATTGAATAAAAATATGTAGAATTTATTTTTATTAAATAATTTTCTTTAAAAGTACTATCACGCAAAGCATTAGGATCATTTGGATCTGTAAATAATGGAAATGTCAAAGGTTTAGTAATAAGCATCTTTGCACAATTCAAATTGCCTGTATTATAAACAAGCCTTTGTAAAACTTTTCCACTTATTCCTGCCTGATCGCCACCATCATATCCATCAATATAAAACTGATTGTCTACTTCTGGATATCCATCAATATAATATTGCGCCAAAGAAGAATCAAAGTAGAAATAATTGTTTTGGCTAAAAGTAAAATATGTTTGTATATTGTCGATTCCTGATCCTGAATCTACAACAACTCTGCCTCTTTTTTCAACATCATAAATTCCTTCAACCGATTCGACAATTATATTACCATTTTGGTCTAAAATCTTATAACTCAATCCAGTGATCGATGTGTTACTCAATGTGCCATCATTGACCAAAATCAACTTATTATTAAATGTATTGGCAATTTCATATTCAAGTCCTGTTGAAACTATTTCAACTTTCCAAGCTGCTATCGCATTTCCATTGCTAACATCATGAACTGTCTTAATCGGATAATACAAATAATCAACAGAACTGTCTGATATAGAAAAAACATTGTCTTGATAAACATCAAAATTTGTGTCTGCAAGAGTAACATTTGACAATATAAAAGTAAAATCTGTTTGATTAAGAGGCTCGGTGATAGCTCCTAAAACTTCAACAATATTGCCTGTTGCATTTTGAACAGTATAATTACCACTATTAGCATGAGGAGATAAAATTTGCAAAAAAGTATTAGCTGGGTTATCAGTAATGCCTATTGTTTCTAAATTCTGAAAAGAACAAAACAATACAATATTTCGATTAAATCCTGTTGTAGTTCCAGATTCAATGCTAGTTGAACTTGCTAAAGCATTTCTTAAAACAGGAGTAATTATGTCGGAATAAGGATTAATGTTTCTTTTGAAAACATCGCTTACTTCACCACTGATAAGAAACTCACTACCATTATATTTTATAAGTATCTGCCAACTTTCTTCTGCTGGCAACATGTAATCTTGTAAATAACCATTAAATTGCAAAGTATGCAAAATCGCATGGAAAGGAATATATTCAGCAATAATTTCCTGTGCTTCAGTCAATCTAATGTTTGATAAATCTTGTATTGTCAATTCTACGTTAAATCTAGAGCTAATCGTATTACGACAAGGCTCAACAAAGTTTTTGTCTATATCTTTTGGATTGTAACTGTCTCTTAACGATCCATTATACTCATCCATGTTATAAGCTTGTTCAGAATAAGGAAATTCTGTTCTTATTTTCCCGAAAATAACAGGATCATAAAATGGATTTTTCACATTTATAATCATGTCAAACAAAGGATCTGCTTCTTCAATTACATGAGTATTCCAGTCCTTTTTAGGATATTCTATGTATCTTGTATTTCTGGTGTCAGCCAAAGGTAATGATAGAATGTAATTATGAATTTGAATGGATTCATAATTTGGAAATTCTTTAATTTGATAGTTAATTTTTAAAATTGATCCTAAAGTGAGTGGATCACCTACATATTTCATGTAAGAAACGCCACTTGATGTATAAATTTCTATATTGCTCAAACTTACCGAATCGTATGACCCAATTACAATGTTTTCACCAACCACAGTAGCATAAGCAATTTCTAAATCAAAATAATTGTTATTAACATCAAGGCTAACTTTTTCTAGTTGGAAAATGTTATCGCCAAGGTATGAAAAACTTTCTGTAAACGAATATTCTGTTCCTACCTGCCAAAGCTGAATAAATTTATTTAAAACAATTCCAGCATCATTTAAAGCTTCTTCTAAAGCTTTCATTGTTCCTTTGCGCTTGTTTAATGGGACAGCTTTCTTTATTTGCTTGCGCCATCTAGTTGGATCAGTACTTCTTAACTTCAAATTAAACAAATTAGCCAAATAAACTAACAATTGTTCTTGTAAAACATTTGCATCTAATAAATCAATTATTTGATTTACAAGATTCTCTATGTCTCTGAAACCAATATTAAGAGCTTGATTAAGTTTATCTAGAATTTCAGATGTTTTATCACCTTCTGAATAAGTACTCTTATACATTTCAGGAAGATATCTTGTAAGCAAATCGTAATATTTATTTTCAGGTGTTCTGTGTGTTGGATTGCTTGTATAAGAAGCAATGTCGCTTGCTAGGTAAAAGCCTAAATGAGCACTAATAGTGTCACCAGATGGATTAGGTTTCCATTTATAGCAAATAAAGTAATCACCTTCTCTTACGCCTAAAGCATCCCAATAAAAAGAAAATCTTCCATAAGCAAATTCTTCATTAGCAATTTTTTGAATTGGAGAATCTGTATTTGGTTGACCTCTTACCCACAAAGGTTCAGTAGCACTACCTCGTTGATAAACAATGTTTGAACTTTGATAATAAAATGTATTTGTAACAATTGTTGATTGCCAATCTGCAAGAGCATTGTTTGCTAACCTAATGTTTTCCTCATTTGGATCATTGCAGGCTATATTTTTTAACACATAATATCTTGCTTCTAAATTTGTTTGAGAAGTTTGATTATCATATTCTTGTATGTTTGCAGAAGCATAATTTCTTTCAATGAAATAAATCGTAACGGTTTCTATCAAATAAGGGTCTTCGAAATAACACTTATTTGCATCTGGAGTCAAAAATATAAATTCGACTCTATCGTTGACTTTCGGATTATCAGTATAAAATTTATTCATAAGTAAAACTTACTGCTATGCTTTCAGGTCTAATTATTTCGAAATATCTAGCCCTAACAACTTTTCCGCTGTTATCAGGGTCGTTAGTTGTGAAATAAATATCGTATCGACTAGGTTGTTGCATATCAGACAAAGCCTTGATAATATCAACATCCCTTAAATTTTGTTCATAATCCCAATTGTTGATTGAAAAGAAATTTTCTATTCTTGAAGAAATATTAAATTTAATTTCATCTTCAAACTTTTTGTAATATTTATCCATTACAACATTTACAGAAATATTTGATAGAATTATTTCTCCATCCAAAATGCTCAGATAATCTGTCATCATTTTGCTTGAATTCATATATTCTGTAAATTCATACTTGAATTGACTCGAAGCTTTTGCTAAATCCAAATTGTTTACTTTGGCTAAAATATACAATTCAATTATATTAGAACTACAACCAGAATGCCTCAATACAGCATTCGTTTTACCCATAACACCATTGTAAGGCGTTTTAAACAAATTTGCATAATTTTTATAATCACTACCAGAAACACATCGGTTTTGCGATTGATTGTAAATAGGAAGTTTATATCTTATATCTTCAATTGTATCGCCAGCATATCCAAATTCACCTTTTGTGTAATTTGTTAAGTTGACAACAGAACTGAAAATTTCACCCGGAATAGGCACTAAAGTTTGCGTGTTAACAAAGTTACTTACGATGTTACCAGCAGGACCACCACCAACTCTGTAAACAACTTGAATCGTTGAACCGGTAGGAGGTATGTAGCCTGCTCTATTGTTGCCGAATATAATGTAAACTGAATAATCAGAATTATATTCTATGCGATATTCTCTTCTTGGTGCCGATTCTGTGAAAAACTTAACTTGATCCCACTTTACACCATCAACACTGACACGAATAGAATCAAGCAAAACAGGGCTATAACTTAACAGATATGCTTGATCAGTGCCGCCAACAGCATTGTAAATATCACTGTAAGTTCTTCCTTCTATGCCAACAATGTTACTGTTGATAAGAGTCCCAGCTGTAATATAAATATTTTCATCATATATTGGTCTGTTTAAGGAATCAGATGGGAAAAGTTCTATAGTTGTTGTTACGTTGTTATTGACTATATCAACTGGAAAAGGTGCCGGTATTTCTAAATCTACATTGTATGTGTTTTGAACTCTTGCAGACCATAAGCTTTTTCCAGCAATAGGTGGTTGTGGATCAAAACCAACCAAACGAGCCAATCTGAGAGCATCTTCCAGTTCGGTTACAGTGTCAATAAACACTTCATTTGCTATTTGATCTGTTTTGAATGATAATGTGTCGGCAATAAATGCCCAGTTTTCTATCAACATTATACCTAATGAAGATTCAACAAAATCATTAAATTCAGTACCAAATTTTTCTTTAATGTATGAAACCAAACGAGCTTTCATAGACCAAAAGTCTTGATTGGTGTAATTAAGCGAAAAGATTTGAGGTCTGCTGGTATTTGCGCCTAATTTATACGGTGTCAAATCAAATGGACATTTTTCCAAATTAGCCCCCTTCAAACGGTATTGCCAAAACTAAATTTTCAACAATATTTATTTGCTCTGGATTTATATAGTTAATTCGCACCAAGACTCCATTCTGATTTGTTGAAGTTACGCCTCCATTTGTTTCAGACAAATTAGTCACTGTGATGGATTTAACTGTAATTCTTGGTTCCCATGTAGCTATAGCATCTGTTATAGCAATAGATATTTCATTTCTTGTCGTCTCTGTATTAGGCTCATAAAAAAATTTGCGCAAAGGAGTACCAAACTGAGACAACATGACCCTGTCACCCGGATTTGTCAAAATTAATTGAATCAAATCACTTTTTATATTCTTGGCTCCTATTTGACTATAGAAAAATCCTAAAGGATTTTTAGTAACAGGAAATGGAAAACCTTTCAAATCAGCCATTTATTCTCCTTTTTACGCCCCTTCTAATGGTAATCCACCAGAACACAAGTCTTCTCCCGGTTGACAGTTAGCCGCTGCTATATTTAGATTGCCAAGACCAATAGATGAAGCCGCATTGCTACAAGACGCATAAACTCTATCACTTGCTCTAATACAACCATTTGGCATCAAAACCAAAATAGGAAATACGCCGGGAACGCATTCTCCTGCATTTGTAGCAGTATTTTGATTAGTTGCTTGATCCAACTCTGGTTTTAATAAATTTTCTGGTGGACTTGGGTCTGTTTCTGTACCACCTTCATCATTTGGCGGTGGCGGTGGAGGATAATCTCTACCAGCCAATAGAAATATTTTTTCATCCACTTTGACAATATGATTGCCTCTTCCTATGTGGAAAAAATTATTTTCTGTATAATCAAGTCTATTCGTCTTGGTATAAACAATTTTATGACCTTCTATCAATTCCAAACTATTTTCTGTCGCATATAAAAACAAATTACCACCAGATCTTATTTGAATATATCCAGATTCTTCTACATCTGGATATCCCTCTTGTAATTGTATTATATGAGGTCTGCTACCATTTTCAACACTTTTTTGTGGCGCTATTATGTCTATAGATTGCCCTTGAGTTGTTTTTTGGCTTGGACTATCATTCAAAGTTATTTGCAAACCATATCCTGTCCTAAGTTGCATATAAGCAGAATTTGCATTAGGCAAAGGACTGGCACCCTCAGTTCTACAAATATAATCTCTTTTGTTTCCTTCATCAGACATAACAAATTGATGATTACTCGTTGAAACCATCCTAATACCTTGTTGAGCAGATGCTCTTCCATCGCAACTAGGTCCATCAACAGCATCACATAAAAATATTTGATTTCCAAGGGCACTTTTCAATTTAATTCCATTGTCTTCACCACGAACCTGTTCATTGCCTCCATCAACTCTTTCCGCATCATTCATTTCTATGCTATGACCAGTTGTTGATTTCCAATAAGTTCTACCAACAAATATATTATCACAACCAAAATCAAAAGGCTGAGTACTCTTGTTCCATTCCATATTGCCTCTTGGCTGATTTACTGAATCATCCATGACAAATGTATGACCTGAAATAGAAAGTATTTGAATGCCAGTTTGAGGCAAATCACATTTGTTGTTTTGTGGTGTTTCAGGTCCACGATATGGTCTACATTCACTTTCTTGCTTGAAAAAAGGATTTCGTCCAACTTGTGATTCTCTAAATTGTGTTTCAGGCTCACCACCTATAATATTTCTCGCAGAATCACATGTTGTGTTTTCACTAATAACATTGCTTGCTGGTATGGATGCAGTAGTTCCAGATAAGTTCAAAGATATTTGGTTGTTTGTTGCACTGCTTATGTTATAAACTGGAGGATTAGGAACGCCCACAACACAACTAGTATCTCCATCTTTTTTATTTCCAACACATGATGGATGCGCCCATTGACCACAATAATGCAAATGATCATCCTTGAATATCATCCAATTACCATTACCGCTCATAATCTCAACACGTTTCCATTTCCTATTACACTTAGGATCTCCATCCACCATCTTCATCATGTGTTTTTCTGGAGTTTTAAATCCATAAATATTAGGATAGGTGGCTCTTGCTTGAATAGTTGGATCTTGACTTAATTGCTCAATAGAATCCAAATCATATCCGTTATAAGATTCTGTATTCCAAGGAGGAAATACTTGAGATCCATCATTAGGACCACAAAGATATCCATTTCTTCGTCCAGCATACAAGTTATTATATTCATCAATAGGAACATTGAAGAAATTCAATGCTCCGGGTCCACGTTCTCTACACCATGTAGTACCTAAATAATAAGCTGCACCATTGCTTCCACCTTCAAACGCAATTATTACCGTTGATCCAGCTGGAGGAACCCAGTTAGAACCACTATCATCAAATCCTCCTAAATTGGACACAGGTAAAGCCCAAGGAAGAGAAGCAACTTCACTAGTAGGATCATCAAAAATTGGCGAAAACCATTGTATTCTATTTTGCTTCCAAACATCCATCGTGCTTATGCATATTGCTGAATAAACACCAAATTTTGTTATAGGTTGCTTGATTCTAGGATCACGGATTTGCTTTGTAGCTGCATTGATATCATTAACCAAATTCTCTAAATTATTTATTCTATCATTTAATGAATCTACAACAGAAGATCCTTTTTGCCTTGATGATCTGGATTTGCGCATTTTATCCTCTTAGTAGCGGGTTGTTCGACGTGTAAACTTGAGCAATTTTCAATGTAGTTCTCCAAGATCCATTACTTATTTGATGATCACATCCCTGAATAACATAATAACCGTCTGATATAACAGAATTAATCTTAGGAGTAGCAAGCCAATCAGTTTCAGTTCCGTAAATAGGAGAACCTTGGGTGGAAATAGCAAAAGGATTAACAAATATTATTTTTATAGTAGCTCCAAAAGTATTCAAACTCCATAAAAATCTTGGATCTCCCTGTATCTCCAATGTAGCTGTTATCGCCCCTGCCATTGATGGTTTAGTTGCATTTTCGGCAGCAATAGCTGCTGCTCCTGCTTTTGCTTGTAATTGTGGTATATTTTTAGGCGCTTCCTTATTAACTGTATCGTTTGATACCGCACTACTCATTGCAATTGTTTGTCCTTGGGATTTTGCTTGCTTTGTTTTATCATCTGCTTTATCACTATCAAAATTACATGTTTGATTAACCTGAATTGATTTAGCACTAACTCCACCACCAGCAACGCCACCAGATACCTTGTTAGCTTTGCCAATGAAAGAAATCGTAGGATTGAAACTTATCACAGGACTAAAATCACCACCATTGACCACATACGTTCCAGCAAATGGTGTTATCCCACATTCTGGTAATGATCCCCTTTTTTGAATACAAAAATTACTTTCTGCTTCCATCAAATACAATGTATTGTTGTTAGCGCCAGTTGGGAAAAACATAGAAACGCCTTTATTATCTTTAGTAATAAAAGTATCCATGTTTTTTCTTATTGCGTCTAATGGAGGCAAATTGTATCCAGCATAAATACCTTTTCTAGTAGCATTTGGTCCACTGCCAGCACCTCTTTCAGAAGTGTAAGAATAACTTCCATTTATGCCTTGAGGAGGCTTTATTATTGCCACTCTTGCCTTATTTGGATCTTCTAACACAAGTTTTGGAGGACATTCACCATCAATCATAATTTCAGCTGCTCTAAGAAACGGTATCTCTTTACCCGGTGCGCCTTTACGATCATTAACTGTCTGATTAGATAAAGGTCCATCGCTTGCTTTTAATTCTAAATCATATCTCCATATATTTGAATCAACACGAACATCTATCTTTGTTAGATAAAAATTCATGTATGGACCCATTTGTCTTCCGGGAAGATTTCTTGAAGGAGCATTTACATATGACTGATAAATAACTTGTTGTCCTTCAGAGTTAACAAAAATATAGCCAACATTGACAGAAACAACGAATATGTCTTGTGTTCTTACTGTGTTATTTGCTCCTTGATCGCCCGGAGGTGCAGGAGCATTATCTTTTAAACAACTATTTTTATAAACTGTGTTATAAAATCCAACAAAGTCATTGCCTGAAGTATCAATAATTTCTAATTTTGCACCAAATCCATTTTCCATGGATAAATTGAAGCTTTTGATAAAAGCGTTTCTGGATTCTCCTCCACCTGAAAAGTTACCTGTTGACACATAATAAAGTTCTTGTTGTTCGCTTCTGGCAACTTGCAATTGGTCATCAGTAAAGTTTTTTACACGATAAAATCTTGTTTCTATAAATGGCGAATACATTTGTAACATTAAACCATTTGGAACACCTGTTGGACCTGTGAAAGGTAATGGTCTTCTGAAATAACCGCATGATGAATAATTGATACCATCAATTAAAAAACTCGGCGGCACTTTGTATTTTATGTCTATTGGCATTTCAAATTATATTTACTGGCAAACGAATTGTTTTACCAGCAACAAAATCCTTTATATCATATATTCCATTAACTTCCATTATCAACCACCATGAATCAGGATATCCATAAACCTTAGTTGACACCAAATCAGGTCTATATGCGCACCCTTCAGGAATGATTGCATACTTGTCAAATTGTGATAACAAAAAATTTCTTCTTTTGTAAATTTCAAATGTCAATTTCTTATCATCTCCGTAAACATAAATTTTTGAAGAATTGTATCTTGACAAAGAATTAACATAACTAGAAGCGTTTGCAGTATTTGATTGATAAATCTTGTATGCCATATCAAGCTCCTAACACTAATATTCTATCTGCTCCCGGCAAAAATCTCGAATCATAAACGACATTAAAACTTAATTGTACATCAAATTTTGATGGTAAATATCTTGCTATGTTGTAATCAGAATTCCACACTTGATCAGTTGGAAAACTAACGGCATAACTAGTAAGGACAACATTTAATTCAGCACCACCATTAGCTAACAAGTCGCCACATCTAATACTCATGACAACAGGAGGTACATATGGCACAATATTAGCCGGATCTCTTCTCGGATAAACACCAGCTTCCAAAATTCTTAAATAAGCAAAATTTCTTGCCGTACTTTCTTCATCGTAGGAAACAAATGTACATGTCCAGCCTATGGTTCTGGCACCACCTTGATCGAATGTGAAAAACGGCTGAGTTCTACCCATTCCGTTTTCAGAATTATAATTTGCTTGTTTTCCATCAGTTATTGATGGCAAAACAAACATGTCAATATAATAGTTTTGAGCCCTGATATAACAATCAGGAATAGGATTTAGTTTACCGAAACTGTTTGTGGCTATTATTCCCATATTTTATTCCATAAATAAATATACTATATTAATTAGTAATTGATCGCTTTGATTCCGTCATTTGATGTATAATCACCACCATTTATTGCACCTAATTTAGAATCAACTTTTGTTCCACCCCTATTTTCCAATGTAAATTTAGAACTAGAAAAATCTTCCGAACTTGAACCTTTAGATTCTTTCAAATCATCTCTAATTTGTCTTAAAGTTTTAAGAATTTCTGCTGAGTTTCTTTCTTCGTAATCAAAAACTTGACCTCTATCAGATGTCGCATTTGATATTTGTGCTTGTGTTCTTGGATTAGTCGCAAATAAGCTACTATCCATAGCAGAATTGCTACTATCCATTCTTGTCATCGTTCTGTGTATCAGAGGCATCATTAATTCAGAACCATTCATATTAGGATTCATTGTTGCAAGCAAATTGGTGGTAGTTGGACCACGCATGTTAGGATCAATTGTTCCAAGCAAAGTGGTCATACCATCTGGGCTTATGGTATTTGGATTTCTCATAGAATTGTTTAAACTTCTAGAAAACTGCATTGAAGGTTGATTAGCAGTATATTCTTGCAGTATTCTATTTAATTCACTTTCATAATCAGTAGAGCCTCCAGATCTTGACGACTGAACTTCAGGAGTTAATCCCGATGCAGGAGGAGTTTCTGGCGTAGCTGCGGAAGAACCACCAAACATCCAATCCAATAATCCAGATCCAGCACCACCAGCAACTCCAACACCAGCACCAATTGCTGCCCTTCCAGCCAACCCTATCTTCGGCAATAATCCTAATGCCTTTGCACCTAATCCTATTGGAGAAAAATTCAAAGCTGCCATTCCTGCTCGTTCGGTAGTACCTGCTAACCAATCTGTCCATGTTCCCTCTTGTGTGCCTAAAGCTCCTTGCAACAATCCATAATTTGGAGCAACAAGGTCACTTCCTACGCCGCCTATAGTTGACAACCAATCACCAGCCCAGCCAGCCCAATTTCTATTTTCACCATACTCGGCACCAAACATACCGCCACCACCACTGGATGCACCAGCCCTATCACCATCACCACCACCACCAAAAAAAGTATCTAAAGCATCAAATAGTAATTGAGCACCTCCTGTTGCTCCTCTACCTGCTGATGCAGAAAAATCAGGAGCATATCTAAGCAAATCTTCATCTTTGATTTCCATTCCGGGCATAAAAACTCCAGCAGCTCTACTAGAAATTTTTAATGATTCCGCAGCAAGCTTACTGGATGCATCTACTATGTTATCGACTGTGCTAGTTTCATTGCCTGCTGCATCTTTTTTTCTTTCCATCATTTTATCTTTGCCCGGCTGTAATTTTTCTTTTATAAAGTAATTTCTTAATTGTTCCACATATCCTTGTATTTTAAACAAAGCAGCAGTGCTTGGTTCTTGTTCCTCAAGTCTTTTTGTTGTTAATCTTCTTTGACCTGCTTGAACTTCTTCTACTATTTCTCTAAACTTAGTTGGATCAGCACCTTCTTTTAAAGCTTCATCTAATTGGGTTTGATCTATTTTTATGAAATCTTCTTCCTTTGCACCAGCAGCAACAAGTTGTTTGTTCAAGTCTATAATTGAATTTCGAAGAAGATCATTTGTAATATCTGCGCCTTTTGTTCCTTTCAGTTTTTCAGCATCTACGCCCAATATAGCGGCAATATCTTGATCAAATTCTTTAGTTATACTACCAAATTTACCAAAAACATCTGCCATTGTTTTGACATCAGTGCCTTTAGCAGTTTTGCCAATTTCACCGAAGATATCAATAGATCTAGATATCTTCATTTCTGCTGTTCGTTTTTCTAAATCTGCTTTTTCTTTTGCAGTTTTACCCATCCCTTCTTCTTCTTTTTTCAAATCTTTCATTCTATCCGTAAAAGACTTACCACTTTCCTCCAAAGCTTTATCTGCTCTTAGAAGTTCACCAATAGAAACGCCATGCATCAATTGTGCATTTCTATTTATTTCAGCCTTTACGGAATCACTAAGGCTTTCGAATTGCTCAACACTGCTTACTCCGAGGTTGTTTAATACTTTTTTAAAGCCTTGAGAAAATTTCTTCATAGACTTATCAGACTTTGTAATAGTTCCATCAAGCAGTTCTTGACTAACTCCACCAATATCTGCTGCCTGTCTGACCAACATTGCCATTTTGTCGCCACCTTCTAGCAACAATTTATTGGAATCAGTCAGATAACTTTGTATTTGTTCTCCGGCTCTGTCTGCACCAAACTTTTTAAAGTTTGCGGTCATTTGAGTGACATTTTTCAATGAATTTGCTGTAAGATTTCCTGCATTCATCAAATTATTGCTGAATTGCTTACTGCCAGCAATTGCTTCGGTCATCGCCTTACCAGTCATTCCTGTATTCAAAGCAACATCACGCATCGATTTCGCTATCGTTCCTATTTCTAAAGAACTCATGTTAGCTTGAATGTTCAAATCAGAAAAATGATCAGTTAATGTTCCAGCTTCTAGACCCAATTGTCTCTCAGTGAATAATTGAGAACGACCAATTTTTTGCATAGTCTGAGCGTGTTTAACCAAATTTGTATTGGTTCTCATGCCTTTTCTGGCATAAGTTTCCATAATTCCTGCCAATTTTGATTGATCAAAACCTGTTTCTTTACTAACATCTCTTAATTGCGTGAAAGCTTCAACAACTTCTGTTGAATCAGCTGTTAATCCATGTGTCTGATAAAGAATCCTTTTCATACTTATGTCGAATTGATTCAATTGTTTGAAACTACCTGAGAAATCAAGCATTTGACCAAGAGGTTGATAAAGCTTATCTGGTGGTTCAAGCAAAGTAGTATAACTTGAAACAAATTTTCCCATCTTATCAGGTAATTTGATAAGATTTTTAATTCCCTCTACTATATTACCACCCACACCACCGCCACCTCTATCTCCATTTCTCCCTCTAGCTGCTGGTGCATTGGCTGGTGTTTGTCTTGTTCCTCTTGTTCCTCCTCCTGTTCCTCTTCTTAGAAATTGTAATTGAGGTGCTTCAGCTGTTTGTCTGTTATTATCGTTTATATCATTTGCTAATCTTTGAAATTGATTATTAAGATTTCTGTTTTGTGCAAATTCTTTTTTATCATTTTTTTGGGTTAAATCGAATAAATTTTGAGTAACTTTTTTGAGCTGATCCATCCCTTTTTCAAATTTATCACTCATGCTTCTAAGAACATCTGCCAATTCTTCATGTCTTTTTTCATCTTCTTTTTTATTTTCTCTAACTGGCGACAACAATTCTTCCATTGTTGGCAGAGCATCAAAACTTCTTCCAAAATTATCTACTGGCATTTGATTCTCACTTTTCCATCATGTTTTCAACAGTTGTATTTACTAGCCCTGCAATCTGATTTCTAACATTTTCTCTAATTGCTTCCGCCTCTTGCGGATCTATTGACCTAGTAACTGTCATTGATTTAACAATTAAATCACAATCCAAAACCTTTAAACCTTTTATTCCATTTCTCTTATACGTTCTGTATGCTTTAACTATGTATTGATATGGTTTTACATTTTGATAATTAAAACCCGGACGACAACCATTAAGCTTATCTTTCTGTAATACTTGCTTTATTTCGTTGAATGTAAGATAATGAAGATTAACACCATGTAAATAATTTGCGCTGACATAAGTCAAAATAACTAAAGGATAAACATCATTTTTTGCAAACATATATTGAAAAGTAACTAAACTACCACTAGCAATTGTCTTAAAACTAGGACCATATTGATTCGCACCAACACTTCTTGATATGACATCTTTAAAAAGTTTGCCATAATCACTACGAGCCATAGTTCATCTTTTCTCTTATAGCTTTGTCCAAAAGATTTTTTCTAGTAGCATCCATTTCATCATAATCAGGATTCTTACCTAAAAATTTAATATATCTTGGATTTGGCACTTTTTGTCCCAAATCATCTTCTATGTATTTTTTTGTTACGCCTGAATAATCTTGCTTAAACACCTTGTAATACAAATCACCTTTTCCGAACAATTTAAGAAAATCATAAATTTTTGAATGTGCTAATCTTGTTGGCATAGTCAACAAATCTCTGATTAAATCAGTTTTATGTGTATTGCCAGAACACCAGACAGCAAGTTTCATAAACTTTCCAATTTCGTCAACATCACCTTTTGTATAGCCTTGAGTTAACAAAAGATTTTTTATCATTTCAACATTGTTAGGATGTAAGATATAAGCAGTAACCAATATCTTATTGTTCGGCAAATCACTTATAATATTAGAAAAATTACAATTAGGAAACATATCGTGAAGCAATGCTGCTTGTTGAAGGTTTCTCAAGTATTGTGTTGGATTCACATCTGTATTTTCAATGGCATTGACATAATATTTCTTTAAAATCTTTTGATCCAAATCTTTGTCTTTGACACTTTGCTTTATCATTGACAAAAATCTTTCTGGTATTTTTTTATCCACAGAAAATCTACAACATATGTCTGCCAATCTGAATGGCAAATAACGATCTCTTTTAAATGTCATTGTTGGATCTTCTACGGTTGATATTTCTTCTACTTTTAGATCATGTGCGCCACCAACAGGATCTAAAAGTTCGGCATTGTCACCATCTGAATTTTTTAATTTAAGATAAAGCGAATTAATAGTAATGTCTCTTGTATACGCATCTTGTTCTATATTATGAACAAATTTTGCCACATCTGGAACCAAATGACGATTCTTGTTATTTCTATTCAAAGTAGCAATATGCGCTTTTTGATGACCTCTCTGTACAGTAACTTCCATTGGATGATGTTGAGCATCATGGCGAGAAATATAATAAACCAATTCTTTATCATCAAATTGATGATCGCCAGTTACCTTTTTAAACGGTGATTCTGAATTTTTTAAAATTAATATAATTTCATCTGGCGTAGCATCTGTCACTAAATCAAAATTTTTGAAAGTTTTGCCTTTAAGATGATCTCTTAACGCTCCGCCTGTCAAGAACAAATTCTTTCTTTTTAAAGTTGGATGTACCAAGCCTTTGCTTTTATCAAGAGTAGTGTAGCCTATTTTTACTTTATCGCTATCTTCAAAGGCTTCAATGATTGGCTTTAAAAGAGAATTCAAAGTAGAAGTTACTTTGAGTGGCTTAAAATTAATGACACCTTTAGTGTCTTTAAGTCTTATTTTTGAAAGTAGTTCGTCACTCATTTTGGTAATCCCGTCATGTAAAGTATATATCCAATTATAATTGGCAAAGATATATTATAAATGGTCAAACCGATATTATAAATAATTAAAAATGTATTTTTTACTTGTGATTCTGTTCCTTGTTTATAATTAAATAAATCTTTATGTCCGTTTTCCAAATCTTCTATTCTTTCATATAATTCATCAAAATTGTCACTAAGCTTTTCAAGATTATCTTCAAAAAGTATAATTTTTGTTTGTAAATCTATGTGCTTATCAATTATTTTTTCAAATTTAGTATCTAGCTTTTCCAAATTTTCAAGCAATATCTTGACTCTCTCATCCACTCTAGAAGTGGAATCATAAAGTGTTTGGACTTTCTTTTCCAGATCACCATCATCTGAAATATTTTTCTTTGGTGCGACCATAATTATATGTATTATTTTGTTCCAAAATTGTAAATAATAATATGAGAAACAAATCAGTCCTTCCGTCTATTCCTGTTGTTTTGCCATCTACCGATCAAAACGCCGTTGTAACAGATGCTCAACTTTTGGATATTTACAGTGAAATTCTAGAAGATTTAAGAAGTGATCGCAAAGAAGTCGATGCAATTCTTTCCAATTTTGTTGAAATGGTTATGAACGAAGGAGACTCTACATCTTCCAGCAAGGAAGCATTGGTCAATCTAGCAAAATTAAAGTCTGATATTTCTATTGGAAAGACAAAAATTGCTGATTTAATGACTTCTTTAAAATTAAAAGAAAAGCAAGCATCTAAAATTAATGCGACTCAAAATAATAATATAACTATAACTGACAGAAGAAATTTGATTGAAACGATAAATAAATTAACAAACAATAAGGAAGATAAAGATGCCGAATTTGATCAATCTGCAACATTGGCTAATGAGTGAACAGGAAAACCCTGCTCCATCACCTGATGCGTTTATGGGATCTGATCCCACTAGCCTTGCTCCACAGTCATACGACAAAACCACTCAGGTAAGTCTTCCCAAGACAAATTCACCTATGGAACAGCCTAATACGCAGGAGCCAAGTGAGCCTGATATGCCAAAAGACACAAAGGTGTCTGATTTTAGTTCTTGGAAAAATAAATTCTTTAAAGAAAGCATTAAGAATGATGTTGGTATATTGCTCCAAATGATTAATCGGATCAGAGAGGGCGAATTATCAACATATCAGAAGAAATTTGTTGAAGATAACCTTCAAATTTGTTTCCTTAGACAGAATTCAAATATCAATAAAGCTTCTGGTGAAATGCGTAAGAAAATCAGAGATGACCTTGATATGGCTAACCCAAGCGTTTCATTGGCGAATCATTTCGCATCCACAATATCAACAATGCCAGAATTGCTGAACACATTTATCAGAATTTCTGGATATTATAGTAATAAAGCAGATCTTCACAGGAAGTATATTGCTTCTCTTATTGGTGCGATTCAGGTTGGTTCTGGTGCGCAACAAGAAGACATTGTTTACAATGAAAAAACTTATTCCATAAGAATTTCAACAAGATTTAATAGCAAATTTGGCTTGATTGATATGGGTCGTTGGTCTTTACAACAAGATGATTCGCAAAAGTATCTTTCAGATCCAGAATTGGAGAAATTAGACTCTGGCGCACCTGAAGAAAAAAGAGTCCTTCGTCACAGAATAATCATCGAATCAGTAGCTACTTCTTTCGAGAAAAGAGTTTTCATTGTCAATGTATTAGCAGATAACGGAACTCTTTATTTTGTTGGCATGGATTTATCTAACATTCTTCGAAGCGGATATGACAATGGCGTATTAACCGTTTCTACGTTCCAAAATGATGCCTCTGAGGCGTTATTTGATTCTGATGGCAATCTGGTCACTTTGCAAGATATTAAGATCCAGTACCAAAAAGAAACCGGAGAAATGGATGAGAATGGCAATCCTTTGAAAGACAGAACTGAATTTCTTGTCAAGAAGGATGGAATGTTGTTTATTAATGCTTCTTTGGAAACATTGCAAGATGCTGCTGGTAATGTAAACGGTTTGAGTGTTAAAGAATTGCCTTATAACGGAAATCCAAGTGATTTGCATAATCTCGTTAGATGTGTAGCAAGTGCGCCAGAATTGATACTTCGCAATTGCTAAGATAAATTATAAAAATTTATGATAGTTTGTCGTAAATATATTATATTCTAAGGACGAAAAATGATATTATTTAACGAGTATGTGAATCGTCATCACTTCATGTCAAAAAAAAGACTTCGTCTTTTGATGGCTGCTTTGCAAAAAGATGGATTAAGAACAGACGATTACACTCATGATGAATACGAACCTTATGTTTTCGTTTATGCTTACCCAATACCAACAACTTTTGAAGGCGTAAGATTCTATATGCATGGAGACATCCTTGCATTCAAAACACAGAAAAAACCAGAAACACAGCCTTATGGTGAAGCATATGAGCTTGATTTACAAACAATGTTGATGGATATCTTTGAAAACGAAAAAGATAAAAGTGAAAAGCATATTACAAAAGTTCTTGTAAACTTGATCGGAAGAGAAATAAGAGATCATTTCAAGAAAGAAAAAGCAGCAGAACAAAATATGCTTACAGGACAAGTTGGAGACGATAAAAAGAACGCTGGTCAAATTGTTATTAAAAATAATGGCACCGATTATTCAAACACAATCTTTAGCAAGTGGAATTGAGGTTAATTATGCATCACGATCATGAAGAAGATGAACCAAGATCATATATGGCTTATCGCAATTTGCACGATATCTACGAGAATGTAGAGGAACTTCTTCATATGTTAGATGAAGACGAAACTTTAGAAGATTGGATTGAACACAAAATTTCAACTGCTAGAAATGCAATTTCAGATGTTTTCAGCGCAATCAGATATGAAAAACATCATGATGATGAAGAAGATGAAGAAAATGAAATTATAATTGGTTTTGGCGAATGGGTAAAAAATAAGACCAGAGGCTAGCCTCTGGTCAATTTTAACAAATTTAATTATACTTATTTGCTAAACATGCTCATAATTTTTGAAACAACCATATCATACATCATCTTGACCCACATTGGCTGAGGGAGAAGATTCCATCCAACAATTAAACCACAACCGAACCAAAACATTGCGTCCATCATGGTACACCTCCAACAGTATATATTCTCATTATCTTAAATTATACACGAAATTAATCCAAGACCCTTATCACAGAATCATAAAAGAGACGACAGATTTAATTATAAGAATTAAATTATTTTTTTATTTTTTCGTATTTGTCATTATCTGTTACCTTGTAATGACTTATGTATTTGTAAGGAATGCGATAAAAATCTTCAATCGTATTGCTTTGTCCTAAACCTTTTTTGCACTTCTTTCTAACTCGTATACATCCATGTTCTGGTTCAACAAATTTTTCAGAAGACAATACTCCATGCCCATAAAATTCTTCTCCACAACTTTCTTGCGCCATTTTCAAACAAATCATCGGTATGACCAGTAATTCATCACCACAACTAAATTTATTATTATCTGTTTGAATATAACTGCACATCAAAATATATGACTTTATATCGTCTTGAAGATATTTTAATTTTCTTGTTTCAACATCAACGCCTTCTTTAACATATCTGAACAGATCCCATCTTTTAGCAGATGCTTCAATGTGTAATGTTTCATTATCTTTTGTTGCAATTAAATCTGTATTTTTCCAAATAATATTTTCTTTTTCATCTCTGTCAAACGTATTAACTTTATATTTTTTTTGTTCTAAAAATTTAATTGCTGCAATTCTTCCAATCTCTTCAAAACTATCATTTCTTGTTTTGTTGAAATAGCCATGCAGATGACCATCTTTGAAGTATGTGTTCATATTTCTAATGTAGTGTATTTTATTTTTTAGTCAAATATAATTACAAACTGGCAGAAGAAGACAACTTTACATTTTTTTTAATTATTTTTATATATTATTTCATGGCTAAAAAAAAGATAAACAAAAAATACGCAAAGCTATCTGCTGGTAAGTGTAGATTTTGCGATTGCAATCAATATGAACTTTTAGATTGCCATAAGATTATGGAAGGTAATAAAAATAAAGGACCGGGATATGTGAAATCAAATGTAGTTGTTTGTTGTGCATTGTGCCACAGAAAAATTCATGCAAATATAATCAAAATAGACAAATACTACACAACAACACTTGGTAAAGAAATTTTACATTATTGGCTAGAAGGTGTTGAACATTGGAATTAATTTACTCAGCTTTTTTATTTTTTATTCTCGTAATTTAACTAAATAATTATAGACAATTATTTTTAGAGGCAATATGAAAAAAGAATTACTTGAGTTGATGGAAAAGATTGAGTCTTCTTTAACAGAACTAAAAAGTAAATTACAAAATATTGTTGAGCAAGAACAACCACAACAAGTTGAAGAAAAAATAGTTGTTGAAACAAAGATACAAGAAATCACACATATTGACGAACCAACTGTCAATGATGCTTTAAGACAATTTGTAGCAAATCCTGCTTGGATTCCTGCTGTACCTCCAGATTTGATTTGCGATGAAAATAGCCATGAAGACAAAATGGATAGAGCTAGAGGCATAAGAGACATCTTTAATCCAAGCTTCAACTACGAAGGTAAAAAAGTTTTAGATTTAGGAACAGGTTATGGTCATTTAGTTCAAGCTATTTCTGAAAAAAATCCTGCAATTGTTGTGGGTTATGATGTAAAAAATGAATTCCAAGTTGGAAATTCAGAAAAATCAATTTTGACAACTTCTTGGGATGAAGTGGTTAAGAATGGTCCATATGATTTCATTATGATATACGATGTATTAGACCACGCTATTGATGAAACACCACAAAACATCTTAATCAAAGCCAAATCTGTTTTAACAAGTAATGGTACAATAAGAATGCGTTGCCATCCATTTATCAGCAAACATGGAGGACACGCATACACAAAAATCAACAAAGCCTATGCACATCTTATTTTGACAGAAGCAGAAATGAAAGAAATAGGACATGATTTCAAGAATTTCCCAACAATAAAAGTAACCACACCTTTAAAGACTTATAGTAGCTTTATTTCAGGTGCTGGATTGAAGACAGTTGATCATAAGGTTGTTAACGAACCAGCTGATGGATTTTTCCTTACAGGTAATGTTTCCGATAGAATTAAAATGAATTTACGCATTAGACAGCTTTTAATTCCTCAAATGGGAATGCAATTTGTTGATTATACACTAAGCAATTAAAACCTTTTGTTACAATAGTATATATTGTAACAAAAGGAGATTTAATGGCAAATGTCACTGCCGGTCTAGGCGTACAAATATATGATAATTCTTACACCGGTGGCGCTAGTGATAAAATTGCTAGCATTATAAGCGGCAAGATACAAGTAGAAACCGGCATTATCAGAATAAACCCTGTTTCAGGTAGCATACAAACTATTCAAGGTATAGCCAGCGGCTTTCCATTAACAATACAAGGTTTAATTAGTGGTACTCCATTAGCCATCCAAGGCATTACTAGTGGATCACCTGTAATAACTTCCGAATTAGAAACAACATCAAATACAATAAGTGTTTATAATACATCGTCAAGTGTTGCTTCAACTGATAGCTCAATCGTTGCCTATTATAGCGTTTCTGCTGGAACAAAATTTTTAATCAAAGAAATAATTGCAAGTGCATCATCTGGTCCTGTAAAAGTAACTGTTGAGTATGCAGCAGCAGCAACTGGATTATCATCTGGAACATATACTGTTGGATTTTTCTCATCAGCAAATCCAACTTTAACTATACCTTTCTATCAACCAATAGTAGCTGTAGGTCCGACTTATGTAAGAGTGACAATGAGAAATGATTCGGCATTTACGCAAGATCTTTATGCCACAATTATTGGCAGATCGGTTTGATAAATGCATATTAATTATGTTTTAAATCTTGGGATTTCAAAGAAATCATATACAGGTTCAGGTTCTTTTGAACTGGCTGGAAGCGCCATTGTCAATCTAGATTTATCTTATATTGGATCGGGTAGCTTTGAATTAGCTGGATCTGGACAAGCATTGCAAAAGTTTTTGTATACTGCAAGTGGATCTTTTGAACTAGTTGGAACCAATAATCCAACAATACCTGCCAAAGTATTCAAGGATATTAAATTTAATATCAATCAAGTTGGTACAACATACGATAATAAACAATATACAGTTTATCAAATTCAAGGAACAGGAAAAAATCCTCAATATGTCGCAACTAATACTTTGCAATCAGATTTGTTTAACAATGACAATTTGTTTACTGATTCTGAAATTGCCTCAATTCTTGCAAACAAAAATTCAAATGAAATCACAAAATATGAAAACATAATATCTTATATCAATAACAAATTAAGCACAGCGCCACTTCCAATAGACAATGAAGTATTAACAAATATTAAGTTTAACTTAAAACAAACATTTGTCAACATTTTAAATCAAAACAAGCAGGTAATATCTGTTTTAGGTTTAGAGAAAAATCCTGAATATGTTAGTGATTCACAAATTGCAGATGGAGCGAATGCTTTAACCAGTCCGGAAAACACAGAATACACTATAAACAAAAATAATAATTTAATTGTTGTTTATGAAGACAAGTTAGATGTAATTAACAACAAGCTTGCCGGGATGACACCACCAACTATAGTTCCAGTGAAAACTAATACAAAATTTTACATTAAACAAGATGGTTTTAACGATTTGAATCAAGCTGTAAATATACAAAGTGTTATTGGAATAACATCACAGATATCTTATGATTCGAATGAAGGTGTGTATAAAGAGGATCAATTGCTTGATGATAGTGAAGCGGCTTCATATTTTTCTCAAAAATACGATAATTTGCTAGATAAATATAACGCTAAGTTAGCAGAAATAAATGGGAGGCTCAATGCCTAGTTATACAGGAAGTGGCAAGTTTCAACTTGGGGCTTGCGCTAAATTTTGGAAAACAATTAATTATCCACACAAATGGAGTCCGGGTGACATTCTATTTTCAAAACAAAAAGCATTGCTAGGTCAGTTTGAAAAAGTTGCTATCAAGCAAGTAAGACTAATAATGAATGCTGGTACTGCTGGCAAAATGATTTTTATTTATGTCGATACATTCAACTCGTTATGGAATGAATATGATTTGATTCAAGAATACGATGCATTATTGATTGCAAAAATGTATTATGAAAATAAAATTGCAGAGACAACAAAAGCAAATTATCCGTGTGTTCTCTAAACTTGAATGATTTTATAAATTGTTTATCAAATCGTCTATTGTCTTTATTTCTAACTTATCCCAGATATTTTTGTTTAGAAATATGTAATCACATGGGTCAGCACCTATTGGCAGGTAATTACCTCTACATCTATTCCCAAAGACATATGTCGGTATGCCACATAGTAAAGAATATGATTTCAACCATGTATCAGCAGAAATAACTTTTTCAGCAGAATTTATTGTTTTCAAAAGTAATCCCAAATCTGATGCAGACATAATTTTGTTGCCATATATTCTTTTTGATGTCATGAACCAATCTTTGGAAGAAATTGGTTTCCATTTATAAAAATCTTTATCAGACTCTGATCCAGTTGTAACAACTGTATATCCTAAATCAATAAACTTTTTGACTAAAAAGTTGTATTCAAAAATTTCTAAATATCTTTGTCTATCATAATTTTTCATTGATCCGCTAGGCTGCATAACTATTACTTTTTCACCAACAAATAAAGGATTTTTTCCAAATCTTTCTATCCAATCAGTTTTAAATACCATTCTGTTTTTGTAATATTCTATATCTCTGCACCAATCATTAAAATCCAAACCTCTGGCTAAGTGAGCACTTGGTTTGAAATTAATTTTTTGAATCATGTAATTGTTGATTGTATTGGCGTATTTGGTGCCCATTAGATTTCTTGAAACAAAATTTTCTAATTTAAAAAATTCAAGTAACTCTTTGCAAAATTCCATGCTGCAACTATTTGCGTAAAATACTATTTGTGCTTTAGTGTCTTTATACGCATTTGCAATCAAAAGAATAAGATCGCCAGCACCACCAAAATTTAAATACCAGTTTTTGTTTTGGTTTAGGAAATCAATCGCAGCCTTAACAGAATTATCACCAAAATTATCTTCTAAAGCTCTTTTTTTCTGCGCAGTTATTTGATCTCTTTTTATAGCCGTTTTTATTACATTCTTATTAAAATAAACAGGCTCTTTACTTGACGGCATAATCGCCTTGTTTAGATCTTCAACATTTTTATTTTGTTTATATTTATTCTCAAATTGCGCCTGACGAATCAGGCGCTCTACGTCTTCTCTTTTTGTATTGCTTTTTTGATTCATTAGATGGATTCAGATTCAGCTTTAAACATATCCTTAGCGTGAAGAAGCTTCTTCCTTAAAAGTCTGACAACTGTTCTTTGTTCGCTAGGCTTGTTGAACTGCCTTATAAATGTGTTAACAAGATCTTCAATTTGCTTCAAATTGTAAGTCTTCTTTTGTCCATATGTAGTTGCCATGCTGGCATATTTTCCTGCTGTACCCAAACCAGTAGACTTAAATGATTTTGACGCATCTAAATCATCTGTATCTTCATCATCTAAGTCATCAATATTACTTTTTAATGGCATTTCAATTTTACCATCTTCGATTGCTTCGTTATACCATTGATTAAATTTTTTCATTGTTGTGAAACTCCTATTATTTGTCTTGATCTAATTCATCATCAATCTCATTAATCTCATCATTTTCATCATTTTCATCATCTAAATTGTTATTGACTTCTAAACGATTCAACAAAGTTCTTAAGTCTGTTTTTAGCTTGCTCAATTGTGTCGGATCATTGAAATCATAAATATCTTTTATAATATCAGCTAGTACAATTCTTTGTTGACCTCTATTATTCTTTATTTTTTCGGCACCACCATACTTGTCAACCATGCCTTTGAATCTGCCAGCAGCTCTTGAAACAGTGCTTGAAACAGTGCCGGGCATTGAACGGAAATCAAAAGCACTATCGCTTTCTTGTCCTTCTGATTCTTGATAAGAATTACTACGGAAGCTCAACCACTCATTGAAATTTTTCATGTATCTCCTTCATAATCATCAACGCTAACAATGCGGCGTTTAGTTGGTCTTTCTGGAAAGTCTTCTTCAATATCAGAGTATTTAGTCAGCGCATTGTTAATTTTATTACGCCAAGTTGCTACTTTTTGTTGATTTATATCAAGCAATGCTGCAAAACCTCGACCATCGCCTAATAAACGCATTAGGTCATCCCAAAAATCTTCACCGCCGATATCAATACCTCTCGATATCAAATCGGCGGTTTCCTCTTCTTTGCGTCTTTGCTTTTCTTCTCTGAAATTTTTTATGTTTTCGTTTAAACTAGCAAAACTTGGCATTTTCTTTCCTTTTAAAAAATTATGCGGATTTAGTCCGCACAATGATCAAACCCAACTCTCGCTAACAACAGTCAAAACATCGTTTGCTGTGCCAGACGCATATGTTCTCTTAAGATATAAAGCGTTCAAACCATAAGCTGTAAATGTATTGCTGTTTTTACCAGCAATATTGCCGCCAACGCCAGTATTTGAATAGCCAGTAACGCCAGCACCCAAAGTTGGCAACCAAGTGGTTCTTGTATTAACCTGAGAAGCAGATTCAGTAACAGTCTCGTTACCTACTAAATTTATATTGTAAGGTAAAGAAGAACTTTCTTTATTAGCAAGATTTATTGAAAAAACAATTGTAGGATTTGGATTAGCCATTTTTACTCCTTATTAATTTATTGACCTTTACGAATATTATCTATTGCATTCCTAAATCTTTTTCTATGAGATCATATAAATTTAATAATGTTTGATTAAAATTATTTGGGTTTTCTTCTATATCATTTGAATTTAGGTTTATACCTTTAGATTTTGCATAAGAATACAAATTCATCTTATCTATCTTGCCAATATTGTCCCAAAAAACTGTATTTCCTTTTTTAGCAAGGCTTACATTGTCATAAAGATTTTTTAGAGTATTTGCATCAAATTTATTTTTGTTAATTTGTTGCCCAACAGGTTGTTTAGGTTCATATATATTAGATTGTTGTGTCGAAGCTTGTTTAGTTTTTAATAATTTTTGCTTCAAGGCTTTTAATCTATCTGTTTTGTAGTCTTCTATTTTTTCAGCTTCATTAACGACATTTGGACTGAGTTTAGATGAACTTTGCATTCTTTGTGCTGCTGTGTCCACCGCTGATATGATTGCATCCATTTTATTTGGATCTTCTACTAAGTGCTCCCACACTGCTTCCTGTTCACGAGTTCTTCTCATCCCCCCTCCTGCTTGTGCCATTTTATAATAAAAATGATAATCACCATCGAGTTTACGTTGTTTCTCTCTGTCATTAAATTTGAAATTGCGAGCAACATCTTCCATTATTTCTCTTCTTTTACACCATATATTCATGTAAGAAAAATCTGTATCATAATTGCTAGACCAATCAGCAAACATATCTGGCGTGATTCCTAATTTTTCTTCTAGTTCGTTTGCTTTGTACATGCTTTCTGAAACTTTTTTAGCAGCTAAACTAATATCCTCTATCAACGATGAAAATTGTCCTTTTTCAGTTTGATTCGCAGCGGCTGCTAACTTGCCTAAATATCTCATGTATTCTTTAGTAAATCCAACTGGAACTTCACCGGGCTTATTAGGTTGAGAAGCTGTATTACCACCCATAGGTTTAGGCTGCATTGGTTGTCCGCCACCACCACCTTGTCTTTGCTGTAACCTTTGTTGTAATCTATCAGCTGCTGCTTGAGCATTATCTTGATTTTGTTGCATTGGAGTGCCTCCTTGTCCACCAGCTCTTTTTTGCAGTCTTTGTCTTAATATTTCAGCTGCTGATTGAGCAGGTGCATTTTGCTGGATTGGAGCATCTTGCTCAAACAAATATTCAGGATATTTTCTTGCCAACCAATTGCTAAAATCACTCATTTTTCAACATCCTTTTCTAATATCATTTCTTAAAGTATTTAGTTTTTTTCTTACAATTTTTCCCTAAAAATTTACAATCAGCTTTACCATCAACATTTATTGTATGCGCTTCTACTTCGCCATATTTACTTTTGGCTCCAGCACTTTGTAGAATAGCATCATTGGTATGACTACCAACAACAGGACCACCAGCCCAATCTAAAAATGTTAACATAATTTATTTAGACTTTTACAAACAAATTATTACTAATTACATTGTAATTTCTTTTTTTCAATTCAGCAGCTTGCTTTTTGTTGGTCATTATAACAACAGATGAACTTCTAATCTTATCTATTAATTTGTAATTAACATCATCTTTAAAATCAAAAAACACATATGAATCGTGATTATCAAATGTTTTTAAAGCATTTTCATTAGTTTCACAGACAATAAAAGAATTTTTCATTCTAGCAGATATCATCTTTATGTTGTTGATGTTTTCATCAATCGCCAGCTTAGTAACTACACCTTTAGTCAACTTGGATTTGTTTTCAAGATAAAACTTTAACGAATCATCACATATTTCTTTTGGTTTGTTGAATCCATATTTTTTTATATAATCTGTGAAAATTTCTGGCTTATCTCTCATCTTTCTCAACAAATTACAATACTTTTCACAACTGCAATGAACTATTTCTTCGTCCTTTTTTTCTTCTGGTAAATATAAATTTTCAGAAAAGTTAAATAAAATAAATTCTGGTTTCTTTAAGATTTCTTTTATTTGCTCGTTTTGCTTCTTGTTGATTTTCTTAATCTTGTTTCTGAATACATTTTTTATAAACATAAAGCCTACTTAGTTGGATCGTGAATAACTTTTTTGCATGCGTCACATACAACCTTGTATTCTCCGTAACCTCTTTTTGACCCTTGCCAAAAAAATTTACCTTCTTCTTTGTCTTTGCAACAATCAACGCATTTGGGAGACATTCTCTGTCTCCCATTGTCGTCAATTACCTCAAAATAACAATCTTCTTCCATTAGTATAAAACAGTTATTGTTTTATAAAAATTTTAGATATTATGCTTGTTACTATTAGTAGGTGTCCAAATTTTATCTAGGTGGAAATTGTTTAGTTGCTGCATCAGCACGGTTGATAAGTTTACCAAGTTGCCTCTGATGTGGCGTTTTTGTGAGTTTTTCTAATTCTTCTCTCACGCTAGGCATAGACACAGTATTCATAAGTTCTGATGCTAACTGATATGGTATGATATCATCATCAAGTATTCCATCGCTAATAGCAAATACGATGTCAGCTATCTCATCTTGATTTGCATTCCTCAAATCTCCTTTCAAATCATCTTTGATAAATTGTTTAATACGATTTTGTTTTTGTTGAACTGAAATATTTGAACCCAATAAAGCTGATATATCTAATTGCTGTGGTTCTCTTCGGTTATCTGCTTGATCTACTGTTAATGGAGAAACATCATCCGGTAATACTTTTCCTGTAACTGGGTCCATATTTGGAATTGTCCTGTTTGCTTGGGTGTTCCCTGATGTATACCCTTGGGTGTAATTTCTACTTACTGGCGCATATGATTGTCTTCTAGTAACAACTTGTCTGCTAGGTCTAGGAGCAAAAAGTGGTCTTCTGCCCATTCTTCTACCAAAAGTTTCTTCAATCAATTCAGAATTTTGTTCGGCAAATGCACTCTCAAACAAATATTCTGGATCTCTTTGATTCAACCATTCTAAAAATGTTTCCATTTGATTATCCTATTAGTGTGTGCCTAAATTATATTTATGCACAAGTTATAAAAATTAAATCATTTTTGCTATTCTCTAGCTCGATTTTCAAGCCATTCTATTCCTCCCGTGAATATTTCTGTGGTTCCTACATGAGATGTTGCCAATTCTTTTACACAATCACTCCTCATAAGTATTTTTCTAGCATCTTGAGGGCTTATAAATTCTGCTCGATCTCCCGTTAATTTATTTGTGACGTTATACCAAATCAATGGATTAATTTCATATGTCTTTAAATTGTCAATTCCTCCTTTTAATTTTATTTTTTCATTACAAATTTCAACAAACTTATTCATTCCAAATGTCCTTTTTATTTCACCAAAAGATATATTTTTTAATGTTTCAGCAGTTAAACTTTTGTCTTGAATAACAGTTCTTTCTAACATTCTAATAAAAGCACTATCTACTTTTCCTTTGGTAGTATACTTATAAGCCTCATCTCTATCAGAAAAGCTTTTACCTTTATATTGTTTGACAATTTCTAAAGCTTGTTTAGGATTTATGAGGTCTAATTCAAGTTCATTGTTCAAGGATAGAAAAATTTCAAAATCATTTAATATAGAATATCCATTTGGATCTTGATTTCTTGGACGAAATCCCTTTTCTTCAGAATTTACCATGTTTTTGAATCCGCCCGATTTTTCTATTTTTTTATTTATTAGTACCTTTAAAGCATTTTTATTAAAACTTTTTGGCATATCCATTCTTACATCAAACCATGACGCTGAATACAAATCAGCTGCTTTAAGCAAGTGGTCAGCTTCTTGATCTGTTAATGTTAAATTTGGCGTATTTAATATTGTTGCAGCTTTATTTGAGTCAAGATTTTTA